TAAATCTTTTTCAGTAATCAATTTAAACTCTGCGCCATTATCTTCACAATATGATTGAGCTGCTTTCCATTTCGCTTGGTTTTTGATATACTCAAAACTCTCACGCATAAATGCTCGAGTTTTCTTTTTAGGTGTCTTTGGAGGTTTACATTGACGAGAAGGTTTGATTTCAATAAGAAATTTTTTACCTTTAATTGTTTTGACAATGAAGTCAGGATAGTATGAATGATATTTTTTATCAATCGGGTTATAATAACGGATAGATAATTCTTCACTAGCCCAATTTACTATGTCAGGATTACGGTCACAATGAAGCATAAACTTACGCTCTAATAGTGAACGATATACTATTCTAGTTGGATCGCCCACATATTTTTTAGGGTTTGATGGACGGTAAATACCTTTATATGACTTCTTCATTTCGTTATAAATATTAACAATACAAGGATATTTAGATGGCTTTTACAAACAAAGTAGCGAACATATTAAGAAATAATGTATCAAATCTATCAGGTACAGCAGGTAATATTTTTAATGGTCTTGTTGCTAAAGCGGGACAACCAGAAAAACTTGCGGCTAAAATAGCAAATAAATCACCTTTAGATTTATCAAAAAGTCCTGTGGCGCATATGGAACCACAAAACAATCCATTTTCATATGGACAAATATACTATCCACAAGAAACAAGTAATTTAGGCGATGGACATTATGTAATATTTGATGTCATAGCCAGTAGCTCATCAATATATAAAAATCAATCATTTAATAATAAAGGTCAATTAGTTTCATTAACTAGTGCACAATTAGGTGAAAGAAAATTACAAAGAGAAAAAAGAATAGCAAAAATAAAATCCCAAGGTTATGCTGGAAAAACACAGACTTATGGAGATTTTGATACAGCAGAAGATACAATAGTAAGAAGTCAAACAAGCGGCGCAGGATCTATTAGTCCTACACACAGTAGATTAGAAGATAGTATAATATTATATACACCACCATCAACAAAATTTGATTACAAAGTAGGTTACGATAATGTTGAAGAAGGTGCGTTTGGAGGTCTTTTGGCAGATATGTTTTCAGGTGATTTTGATGCTAAAAAAATGTTAGAAGATGCTAGTGGTGCTGGTAAAGCATTTTTAGAAAACGTATTAAAAGGAGCGGTAGAATTAATTATTCCTGGAATAGGTGGTATTGTAGATAAACGTAGAGGATATACACAAAATCCAAAATTAGAACTTGTATTTAAAAATGTACCATTTAGACAATTTAGTTTTCCGTTTGAATTTGCTCCAAAAAATAAAGGTGAATTAGATGCTGTACATAAAATTATACAACTATTTAAATTTCATATGATGCCAGAAAAAAGAGATAATTTATATCTAACTGCGCCATCAGAATTTCAGATAACTTATATGTACAGAGATAAAGCTAACGCATATATTCCAAAAGTTAGCAGATGTGCTTTAACAGATATGAGTGTTGATTACTCACCAGAGGGAGTGTTTACAACTTTTAAAGGTGATGATAGAGGTGCTGCGCCTGCGATTACAAAAATGGAATTATCTTTTACAGAAATGGAAATTATGACAAAAGAAACAATAGCGGAGGGTTTCTAAAATGTCATACTTTCGTAACTTTGAACGAGGATTATATGATATAAAAGGTAATGGTAATAGAAAATTAGCCATAGACCTAATGACAAGAGTTAAAGTCAGATCAAAAGTCCTTGATGAAGTAAGTTTATATGATACATATGATGTTCCAAGCGGTGAAAGACCTGAAACAACATCATTTAAACATTTTGGAACACCTAATTATCATTGGGTTATATTATTAACAAACAATATTACAGATGCGTATTATGGTTGGCCATTGAGTGACCAAGACTTTGAAGCATATATAACAAACAAATATACAAATCCAGATGGTGTACATCATTATGAAATTACTCAATCAAGTGGAAAAACAACTGGCGATGGACCAGGAGATTATTCACACGTTATAGAAGTTAACAGTACAACAACTGGCGCACAGTCAGTTTCTAATAGAGAATATGAACAACGGTTACAAGACGAGAAAAGACAAATTAAATTATTAAACCCTGCTTACTTAAGCACATTTATTGAAGAATTTGAAAAACTAATAAGAGAATAAAATGTATAACTCACTTGACCCATCAGTCCTGGACAAAGCAGGAACTTATAATTTATCGCAAGTCAATTTAATATCATATCAATCAGCAGATGGATCAGGTAATCCTACACGATTAAACATCACAACACTAATTACAGAGTTAAATATTTTTGAACATTTAGAAAAGAACACACTATCAGGTGATATAACAATTGTAGATGCTACAAACATAGTAGAGAATTTACCATTAACTGGATTTGAAAGATTAGAACTTAAATTAGAAACCCCTGGACTACAAAAAGGTTATGACTTCTCTGTAGAAACAGGACACCCAATGTTTATTTACAATATTGAAAATAGAGTAGAAGCAAATCCAAGAGCGCAGGTGTACACACTAAAATTTTGTAGTATGGAAACAGTTAAGAATGCTCAAAGACGAGTTAAAAACGCATTTGCGGGAACCATTGATGAAATGGTGTTACAAATATTACGAAACGACCTAAACACAAAAAAGAATATTATAGTAGAAGAAACAAAAGGTACACACAAATATGTTATACCTAGATTAAGACCGTTTGACGCTATAAAGTTATTAAAGAATGAGGCTAGAGCGAAGAAGTTTAACAACGCAGGTTTCTTATTTTATGAAAACTCAGTTGGGTTTAACTTTCGTTCATATGAAAGTTTATTTTGTAAAGAAAATGGATCGCCACGAAAAGAAATGGCGTATTACACACCAAAGATTAAAAACGTTAGATCAGGCGGTAATAAGAACTTAATTAGTGATTTTCAATCTGTTCAAAGTTATCGTATCATATCACAATTTAATACACTTAAAAATTTACATTTAGGAACATACGCAAGTCGTATGGTATCACATAACGCATTTGATAAAACGTTTACAGAAACAGATTTTGATTTTCATAAAGATTATGTAAATCATAAACATTTAGAAATGGATTCTAATGGTGATGTAAAAGATAATAATGGTATCTTACCCTACTTTAATTTTGAATCAGGTAAAGCGTTTAGTGATTTTGCGGAAGGAACAATTCATTATCAAACGTCCACATCTAAAATACACAACGATTATGAATTAGCGCCACGAAAAGATATGGACTCTCAAAGAATATCACAAAAGTCTGCTATAGGTTCATTAGTAATAGAACTTACAATTCCAGGGTTTACAGGTATCAACGTAGGAGAAGTCATTAAGTTTGATGTACCATCTTATTCAAAGGCGACAAAAGATGATGTAAAAGACGTGGATCGTTTTTTAAGTGGAAGATATATTATATCAGGTATAAGACATCATATATCTTCATTAACTAAAAAACACACAACGTTATTAGAAATCGTTAAAGAATCTTACAATCAATCTTTTGCTGAAGAAAACATAGATTTATTTACAAATAATGAAGACGATAAGGGAGATAATTACTTACAGTATGATATTGATAAAGCTCTCTTATAATTACAGAGAATCGCTCGCTAGGACGTGTAGGAACGACTATAAGCGGTGGCTATGAGAGAATATATACTAAACAACATAAGTGAGAAGAAACACATATAATTAGAGGAAACAATGAAAATTAAAGAACAAATTAAGACAATCATAAATGACTTCTCAGAAGCATCATTGATGGCAAGTGAGTATAAGAGATATAATGGATTCTTTAAGAACACAAAGACCGCCGAGAGCTTTTGGACATACGTAAAAAGTCCCGAATTACTTAAAGTTAAAGGCCTTCTTGCGAGAGTAGGACTAGTAAAAGAGGGTAAATAGTGTTGAGTGCCACCTTGCGTACACTATTTTTAAATAGTATTAAATAGCGTAAGGTGACCTTATTAAAACGAGAGGTGTATCGGAAAAAAAAAGATGAACAATGATAAATTTTTAGGACACAATGGCTTTCTGTGGTTCGTTGGCGTTGTAGAAGATAGACAGGATCCGCAGTTTACAGGACGAGTACGAGTAAGGTGCCTGGGTTCTCATACGTCTAATACAAACATATTGCCAACAAGCGATCTACCGTGGGCGCAAGTAGTCTTACCTATTACATCTTCTGGTATCTCTGGTCTAGGCCAAACGCCATTGGGATTAGTGGAAGGTTCGTGGGTGTTTGGATACTGGCGTGATGGAGAAAGAAAACAAGAGCCAGTGGTGATGGGAAGTTTACCTGGAAAGCCTGCGGAACTAGCTGGTTCTACTGGCTTCTATGATCCAAACGGTATCTATCCGAAATATCGAAATGAACCAGATGTTAACCGTTTAGCTGTCAATAATGAAGACAATCCACATCTAGCGCTCACATTAAGAAAATCTACACGTATTAC